GGTGACGGCAGTGCTGTCCGTGACCGGTATGGCGTGGACCGCTAAAAAGCGTCACTAAGAGCAAATAAAAAAGAAAGCCCGTAAGGGCTTTCTTTTTTTGCGCTTTTTTTGGGGGAAGGCTGGGACAAAAAATTTGGGGTGTTGCACGTTTGCGGGCAACTTTCGGGCTGGGCGGGGGCAGGGACAGAACATGAAAGGGAGGTGCTCGGATGGAGCAGGAGACAAGGACCGCGCGGGACGCCGGTGCTCCGGTGAAGATCGGGGCGGAGGCGGTACGGGCCGCGGCGGAGGTGCTGCGGCGCTATCGCGCGGGCAAGCAAAATCTGGACAGGCGCATCATCGACAACGAGCAGTTCTGGAAACTGCGGCACTGGGAGCAGATGGAGAAGGCGGGCGAGGGCGGCAATCCGGAGGACGTGCGGCCGGCCAGCGGCTGGCTGGTGAACTGCATCCTCAGCAAGCACGCGGACGCCATGGACTGCTATCCGGAGCCGACGGTGCTGCCCCGGGAGCCGGGAGACCGGCAGGAGGCAGAGACGCTGAGCCGTATCCTGCCGGTGCTGCTGAAAAACGACCGGTTCAGGCGGACGTATTCCAAGGCGTGGTGGGACAAGCTGAAGTCCGGGTGCGCCGTGTACGGCGTGTTCTGGGACAACGAAAAGCTGCACGGGCTGGGCGACGTGAGCATCCGCAGCATGGACGTGCTGAACCTGTTTTGGGAGCCGGGGGTCACGGACATACAGGAGTCGGAGCACTTTTTCTGCACGGAGCTGGTGCCCAACAACCATCTGGTGCGGAGGTGGCCGGAGCTGGAGGGGAAGCTGGGGCGCGGCGGCGCGCAGGTGAGCCGGTATCTGTTCGACGACAAGGTGGACACGTCGGAGCAGTCGCTGGTGGTGGACTGGTACTACCACACGGAGCGTGAGGGACGGCAGGTGCTGCAGTACTGCAAGTTCGTGGGGGAGAATGTGCTGTATGCCACGGAGAACGACCCGGAGATGGCGGCGCGGGGCTGGTACGACCACGGGAAGTATCCGTTCGTGTTCGATACGCTGTTTCCCGAGGAGGGGACGCCCTGCGGGTATGGGTATGTGGATCTGTGCAAGTCGGCGCAGAAGCAGATCGACCTGATGAACCAGGCTATTCTGAAAAACACGCTGGCGGCGGCGACGCCGCGGTTTTTCATCCGGGCGGACGGCGCGGTGAACGAGAACGAGTATGCCGACTGGACGAGGCCCTTCGTGCACACCAACGGAAACCTGGGCGCGGACTCCATCGCGCCGATCCGGGTGCCGGCGCTGGACAGCGTGTATGTGGCGGTCTTGCAGAACAAGATCGCGGAGATGAAGGAGACGGCGGGCAACCGGGACGTGATGAGCGGCGGCACCGCCGGCGGCGTGACGGCGGCCACGGCTATTGCGGCTTTGCAGGAGGCGGGCGGCAAGCTGTCGCGGAACATGATCGACGACGGGTATGAGGCGTTTTCACAGGTGGTGACGCTGTGCATTGAGCTGATCCGGCAGTTTTACGACGTGCCGCGGCAGTTCCGGCTGCTGGGCCGGGACGGCGGGGCGTTCGTCGCCTACGGCAACGGGGGCCTGCGGCCCAGGGCGCTGCTGACCGGGGGCTATCGCGTGCCGGAGTTCGACCTGGAGGTGATGGCACAGGACGAGACGCCGTACCAGACCATGGAGTACAACCAGCTGGCCCTGCAGCTGTTCCAGATGGGGTTCTTCCGCAGCGATATGGCGGAGCAGGCGCTGCGGTGCCTGGAGCTGATGCAGTTCCGCAGCAAGGACACGCTGGCGGAGGTCATCCGGCAGGGACAGAAGGAGACGGACCAGAAGGCGTGGCTGACGGAGGCGCTGCGGCGGGCGGTGACGCTGCTGGACAAGAGCCAGGGGACCCATCTGGCGGAGGCGCTGGAACGGGAACTGGAAAAACGGGAGAGCAGCGGCGGAAAGGCGGCGGTGCGCCGGAGCAGCGACGCGGTGACGCGGCAGCGGCAGGCC